TTAATTTTATAATCTGAATAGACTATAAAGAGAGGGATTAGAATTATAGCTAAACTGTTGAAATTTTAGAGACTTTATAGTTTAAAGCTATTAATACTAAAAAGTCTTCAAAGTCTTGACAATCTGTAAACTAGCAGGATTGACTACAAATATTTATTAGAATTGTCTAGACTTTGAAGGCTTTGAAGTGCTAGGAAATTAGCGGCGTAGATTTTTGTAGACTTTGTAGTCTGGATATGCTAGGAAATCACCCTCCTGCCTGTAAAAACCTTATAAAAGGTAGGGACATTAGGCGGGGCAGGTGGCCAGTACCCCTCCCCCCCATATATACACAATGTTATACATTTTGGGGGAAAAGGGGATGTATACCAGTTAGCGCGGCAGGCTTTAAAGTCTTTAAAGAATCTCATCTATATTATAGCCCCATTGCAGGGCTAATCGACTTCTTAGCAATTAGCCTTACTACGGGGCTAATCGACTATTACGGGATGAGTCCTTATTAGACCTCTTCCTTTTATTCCTATTTACACCCACTACACATGGGGCTGAGATATCTATATAACCCCGATGGGCTTAATATCTATTATACTGTGATATTCGGGTTTTGTCAAGAAGTTTCTCACATTTATTATACCTTTTTGGAATATAAAGCTTGACAAATGCTCAGATCGCAGTATAATAGAGTGTATGACAAACAAAAAAGAATTAACAACAAAGCAGGAAGCATTCTTAACTCACTTAACTGAAGTAGGGGGTGATCCGCGAAAAGCAGCAGAGATGGCAGGGTACGCTGAATCTAGCACCAATGCAGTTGTTAAGTCTTTAAAGACCGAGATCTTAGACTTAGCAACAAACATCTTAGCCCAGTCTGCACCGAAGGCTGCTATGAAGCTTGTAGCAATCATGGATAGCTCAGAGCCTATACCGCAAGCAAACATGCGAATACAGGCAGCACAGACTATCTTAGACCGTGTAGGTTTAGGCAAAACAGACCGTCTCGATGTTACTGTCAACACAAATGGCGGTTTGTTTATTTTACCCGCAAAGAACGAAATAGTCTTAGAAGGTTCTTATGAGGAGATCTAGCAGTACTATTCCATTTGGTTATAAGCTAGATGAAGGTAACGTAGAGTTACTAACTGCTATACCCGAACAGCTCGAAGAACTAGACAAGATGATAGAGATGATTAAGCAGAAGACACTAAGTCTGCGCGAAGCAGCCATGTTCTTAGAACACAAGACCGGAAGGACTATTAGTCACATGGGTTTAAAGAAGATAGCAGACAAGCGCGATGACTGATTGGGAATCAAACCCAGATAACTACGCAACAGACAATAACGGAGAGTTCATACTCAAGGTTGATGGTACGCCGCGCAAGAAGTCAGGAAGAGCTAAAGGATCTAAAAGTCGTGGTTATACTTATCATTCTACAACTAAAGCAAAAATGGACGCAAAGAAGAGCGTCAGAGAAAAACAAAAGAAACTTAAAGCAGCTCAAACAAAAGTAGAGAGCTACAAGAAGTCAATAAACACCACTACAAAGACTTTGAATAAACTGGACGGCAATGCAGCTTCAAACGTAACAGAGCAAACGGACATAGATAACCTTCCAAACGCTCTAGCAGAAGAAGCAAAAGAAGAGATTATCTTCAAGGCCAACGAAGGCCCACAAGAAGACTTCTTAGCAGCCTCAGAAACAGACGTTCTGTACGGTGGAGCAGCAGGGGGAGGTAAGTCCTATGCCATGCTTGTAGACCCGCTTAGATACGCTCACAGATCCGCTCACAGGGGTCTAATCATAAGACGCTCGATGCCAGAACTACGAGAGCTTATAGACAAAAGTAGAGAGTTGTACCCGAAAGCATTTCCGGGCTGTAAATACAAAGAGGTGGAGAAGCTTTGGAACTTCCCAAGTGGCGCTAAGATTGAGTTTGGCTTCTTGGAACGTGATGCAGATGTTTATAGGTATCAGGGTCAGGCATATAGTTGGATAGGGTTCGATGAGATTACACATCTGCCTACAGAATTTGCTTGGAACTACTTAGCTTCAAGACTTAGAACCACCGATTCAGAGATTGTGCCTTATATGCGTTGCACAGCAAATCCGGGCGGTGTAGGAGCTACATGGGTTAAGAAGCGTTACATAGACCCCGCTCCGTCATATGAGTCTTTCACAGGCCATGACGGACTAAGCAGAAAGTTTATACCTGCTAGATTGCAGGACAATCCGTTCTTAGCGCATGACGGAAGATACGAGAAGATGTTACAGGCCCTGCCGCCAACACAGCGACAACAGCTTTTAGATGGCAACTGGGACGTTTCAGAAGGTGCAGCGTTCACAGAGTTTGTACCACAGCTACATGTTATCACGCCGTTTGACATCCCAATAAACTGGGAAAGAGTTAAAGGAATAGATTACGGCTATGCGTCTGAAAGTGCTTGCATATGGGGAGCAGTTGATCCCAGTGACGGCACACTGATCATATACAGAGAATTATACCAGAAAGGGCTATTAGGCACAGAGCTTGCAAGCCTAATTACTAACATGGAGTTAGAAGACCCCTTCAGCGTCCAAGGAGTGCTTGATACAGCGTGTTGGAGCCGAACAGGTACTACAGGCCCAACAATCGGTGAAACGCTTCAGAGAGCCGGACACAAGCTTAGACGAGCAGATAAGAACAGAATACAAGGAAAGATACAAATCCACGAATACTTGAAAGTCATGCAAAGCGGTAGGCCCAGAATACAAATACTAAACACATGCCCTAACCTGATACGCGAACTGCAAAGTATTCCTCTGGATAAACGCAACCCAGAAGATGTAGATACACATGCGCCTGACCATGCTTATGATGCGTTAAGGTATTTGATTATGTCACGGCCACGTATTAATGATACGTTAAATCAAATGCGGCAGTTCCACAGAGAAAGAATCTACGCTCCTGTTGATTCAACTTTTGGATATTAAAAAAAAACTAAAATAAAAAAGAGGAAGAAATTATGTCAACAGCTACAGGTCAAGTAAACATCCGTAAAAACATTAACGATGGGGCAACAGCTTCAGACGTTCGTCTTCTGTCAGAGCGCGTTGGCGCACAAACAGAAGTAACTACAGCTACTATTGCAGTAACTGATGACACTCACACTGACGTTAGCTTTACTCAGCCCGCAGGAACTATTATCCGCAACTTGATTGCTATCCCTGCCGGAAACATTGTAACAGGTGGAACAAGCGGCAATGACGTAGACTTTAGTCTGGGTACGGCTGCTGGTGGTGGGCAGATTATCGCTACTGAAGCTATTCTAGATGACGGCGGTTCTGCTGTAACTTGGGCTGCTAATGCTCCTTTGTATCTTATTAAAGATTCACACGGACATGCAGCTAACCAGTTTGTAACCACCTCTGTAACCGCAGGTGTTGTAGGTGGCCCCGCTACTTCAGAAGCTATTGTAATTGCAAGCACTTTGTACTCTGCTGCTGATCGTACACTACATGCTCGTTTAACTCCTATTGGAGCTGATCTAGCTACTGCTGCAACAACTGTTAAGTACATCGTTCAGTTCCAAGCACTATAAAACTAAGTAATGTGCCTGCCTGATTCTTCGGATGACGGCAGGTTTAGCTGGAGGCTAGAATGAAAAAACCTAAAATTACTGCGCGTACTAAATATAGTAATGGCGGCTTAAATGCTAAAAAAACTTTTGATGGTGTTGGAAGTCTTGAAGCTTCAGCAGGAGGCGATCAAAACTATCGTTCTGGAAGTGTTACAGCGTCTAGAAACATAGGTGGAGCAAGAGTAAGCGCCAGTAAGTTTAAAGACTCTATGGGAAACTCAAGCATGGGTGCTTCTTACAACAAACAAACTAAAGGCGGGACAAACTTTAGAATAGGCGCAAGTAGAGATGCTCGTGGTGCTTTATCTGCCAGTATGTCTATTTCTAAGCCGCTATAAAGGAACACTGAATGAATAACGAAAAAGACGGACTATTTGGAAACGCCGGAGAGATCTACTTTGAACCTGTTGAGGGCGAAAGTGGTCTTGACTTAACGCTTGAAGAATCTATTCGTCTTCAGTTTGTTGGTTTAGTACAAGATCGTTTTGAACAAGCAGAGTCAGCAAGAGAATCAGACGAAGCAAGATGGCTCCAAGCTTATCACAACTTCCGTGGACTGTACGGCAAGAACGTAAAGTTCCGTGAATCAGAAAAGTCTAGAGTATTTATTAAAGTAACTAAGACTAAAGTAATTGCAGCGTTTGGGCAATTAGTAGATGTAATGTTTGGAACAGGTAAGTTCCCTATTGGTGTTAAAGAAACAAAAATACCAGAAGGTGTATCAACATATAGACACCTTGACATGGCTCCTAA